TCGCGTAGTTCAAAATTAACACTACCATAGCTTTTCAATTTTTCTACAGTAGAGCCAATTTCCTCCATGTTTTTTTCAAGGTATTGTAACCTTAAATTCTGTTCAGCATCGTCAGGTAAAGCTCCCAGTTCTCCTCTAGGCCATTTGATACGGAACTCAGTGTTCATCCCTATCTCGACATCCCTAATGTTCTGAGCGTTCTCTAGCGACGCTATACGCGAAGTCATATTCACGTAACCCGTCACACTAACTACAGTAAACCCAATCAACGCAATCAAGTTGCGTAGGGGTATAGTCACTGCTGTCTTGTCGCTTATATCCATTATTTAACTTGCGAGCTTCCAAAGTAAAATCCTAGTAAAGCCAGCATACCTTGCCTAACCTCAGGCAGCAATACAAACCCCTCTAGATTTTTCCATTTATCTGCTCCTATTCCTAAAAATTTAAAAATGCCAAGTTTCTGTGCCTCGATAGTCACTGGTATGTCAAAGAAGGCCATGATGAAGGGAGCAAATACCACTGAAAACAAGATGCACATAGCGATGAGCTTACGCACCCATGCTCCACTTTCTCCTGATCGTTCTGCTGCTCTGTCTGCTGAAGCATCCGAAACTTTCTGCTTCTGAATCATGGACTTGATAGCGTTTGCCTGGATGTTCATTTGTGCCGAGATTAGTTTCATTACAAATCCCGTGACTCCACCTCCAAGCATTGCCACTAGTTCACCACTCATCGCTTTCTTAACTCTACTATTGTTTTATATATCCAAAGACCCATGTAGGCTATCGTGCATACCGAAGCGATAATAGACATTACCTCGCTAATCCCTTGAAAAGAAACAGCCAGTATTGATCCTGTCGCTCCTAGTCCAAGCTTGTTCAGCTCGGGGTTCATTACACAAATTGTGAACCGTGAACTATTGAAGCACCAGATACACCCAAAAACTTAGCAGCTTTAGCTGCTCTAGCACTAAGTGTAATAAGTCCCTTCTCTTTCAAAAGAAGATGACCATTAGATGCGGTAGGAGTGCTACCGTCAAACGTCACGATAACATTGTTATCTTGAACGTCGATCATTACATATTTGGTGTTGCTATCAAATGCAGCAAATGAAACACCAGATCCTGATGTTGCACAGGATAGGTTTTCTCCAGATACCGTTCCGTTTGGCCGTGGATATAGGTTTGTTACTAGACTATTCATTATCTCGATTGTTGGCTGACATACGTTTTAAAACGCTGTCCTACTGTGTTATTGTTATAAACTTGCTGGGGATTGTCTAAAGCCTCAGCTAAAAAGTTATTGGCAATTTCTTCTTCAAAACCTGCCTTTGAATGCTGACCGTCCATACGCAAAAAGTCAGCGTAAGTTGCATGGGTCATAAACAAAAAGTATTCGTTAGGAACTTCAGTTTCTCCACCCGTCCCATTATTGTCTAATGTTGTCAGAAGAGTTAGCGGCTTTCTGTAAGTGACAAAAACGCTTGTAGCATCAGAAGCTGTAAGGTTAATGACGTGAGCTCCATCGCTCTCTACAAAAAACTCAAAGTCAATAGTTGAGTTTTTCAATAAAGGTTGCTCTCGATTTATTCTAAGAAACTCTCCTATGTCAGTTTTGCTTGTTTGAGTAAAAGGAACTACTGAGTTTGATATAGTTCTTTCTTCGCCAACAGTTAAATATCTAACCCAATATGGGGTGGTGTTGTAGGCTTGAGAAAACCTTCTGTTAGCCAAAGCCAACAACTGAGATATTTCCTGCGTGGTAAAATCTGAATTACCAGCAAGTGCGGAAATTAAATCAAATAAATCTTTGTTGGCTCTATTTTGCATTACGCTTTATTAGGACTAAGTTCTGGAAACTTTTTGTTATAATATTTTAAGAACTCTTTGCTGTGTACGTGATCTACTCCGTACTTCTTGACTAATCTGAAGTAGTCTCTGGCAGGAATGTTGGCAACGCATTTCCCTAAAACTGGGTGAGTTTTACCAACATTTGTCTTTGCCTCTTTAGCAGTAGCATTGATGCGATCTTGCTCTTTGGCTCGCTCCATCTTGAAGCCAGTTTCAATCTCACGCAGAAACGCTCGATTGACCTCACCGTCACTATACTTAGGTACTGATGTAATAATATTCATTTCTTTTTTAGGAACAAACAACTTTTAAAAAATTTATGAAGGCTTTTTGCTACAACAATAAACGATTGTCCTTCGTCAACAGATACCCCTATGGGGTAATATCTACTGCACGATGACTTAACATTGCAGCTCACTCCTTGGCATTTAATAATATTCACAATCTACCTAGAAGCTGCTGTTCTTCTTTTTGTAGTTGGCCCAGGGCTTCTTGATTTTTTGAAGGTAACAGTAAAAGGAGGAAGCTCTAAAGGCTTTCTGTTTACTGTTCCTTCGGTGCGATCCACAAGACCATCTTTTCTAGCTTTTCTAGCTGTTTTGCGAGCAGCTTTGCGATTAGTTCTAATCTGTTTTTTTACAACAGATCTGTTTCCACTTAGCTGCTTACCAGTTGTAGGATCGGTAGTAACAAGATAAGGTTCTAATATAAATGTGGGCGTATTTGGCATAGTTAAAAAACGTAAAAGGTTAAAAAAAGGGAGGCCAGAACTGGCCTGACCTCCCTTGATAGTTTTATTAAAAAGAATTATCCTCCGAAGTTGTCACCAGCAGTTGGGTGATACTTGAACAAAATTCTGACTTTACCTTTGGCTGCGTCGTTTGGCGCATTTCCGGTGAAGTTGTAAGTGAGGTCTACAGCAGAAACCAGATGCAATCCATCGTCAAGAAGAGCACCATTATTGGTGAATATCTTTCCGAGGTTGCCGCTGTCGCTGAAAACATCAACTTCATCAACAAAACCGTCAGGATCTCCGTCATCACCGAGAGCAATAGTAGCGTCCGAAATAGCGGAACCACCATCTGTAACTTCAGCAGTTACAAGCTCGTCAACGATAACAGCAGCTCCGTAAACTCCACCAGCCATTGCTGCACCACCAACTTGGATGTCAACAGCAGTGGCAGAGCCAGCGGTAGATCCAAGATCAGTTGTCAAGTCAACGACGGCTTCATAGTTAAAACCAAGAGCCAAGGTTTCAATGTTCTGTACTTTCTTAAGTTCAATAGCCATTGTAATTTACCTCCTATATTTTAGCTAAGGGCTGTGATTTTACCGTGTGCGCCAGGGTGGAATACTGTCAGCGTCAATGCGCAGTCAACAAATCCACGTTCGCCACCACCTTGATTGGGGAGACGAGCACTACCCATTGGGATCAACTCGGAAACACCGTAGTATTCTGGGTGAACCAGATAACCAGTGTCCTTGTTGGTCGTGTCGGGCATACAGTCAGGGTTTCCGTTGACGATAGCAACCGTGCCGTGGTCAGACTCATAAAGCTCAACAGAGAGCTTAATCTGAGCAACGTCACCATTGTAGTTTACGTTACGGATAGAAGTTCCAGCACCGGAACCATCTGGATCAAGGCGAGCAAAGTCGCTGATCTCACGACGCAGAGCAGTGTCAGCAACCAACGTCAAACCATTGCTCATTCCAGTAACACGGAAGATCGAGGTGATGAGGTTGTTGAATACTGTTTCCGTGAAAGCACCAGTTGAGTGGATGCTGTCAGCAGGAGTGCGGAACGCAGCAGGAACGTCAGATGGTCCTGAAGAATCAATCCAGTCGCCAAGTCCACGCAACTTGTAAACCGTTCCAGCTCCATCTTCCGCAGCGCGGTCGTTGGTAGAGCAAAGAGTGGCCTCAATGTCACGTTTTAGTTCACGGATTGCTTTTGCTTCGGCTTGAGCTACTTTCGCAGGTCCAACGGAGTCAACAGCTTCCTGTAAGTCGGAAACCATGTAGTCGCGGCGGAACTTCTGAACGTAGTTGCCAAGACGCGCGCGGCCACTAAATTGGTCGGTGAACGTAGTAACGTCAGCTCCTTCAGCTATACCAGCAGTGCTGGGAGATGAAAGACTGTCTACAGTCCACTCAACAAACGTAGCGTTTGCACGAGCCTTTGATGCGGATGAAAGGACAGGCGTTTCTTCGGGGGCCAAGATGGTAAGTACATCCATCAAGTCCTCACGATTGGAAACAGCCGATCCAGGATTTGTGGTATCAAATGTATCTGAGAATGCCATGATTATTTACTTTGTAATTGTAATGTTCTTAACGTGATGAAATCGTCTTTTCGTCCAGATGATTTAAATCGGTTTCTATGTTCCTTCATTGCCTTGCCTAAAGGTCTTTCAGTTTTTTCAGACATTGCAGAAGCTGGAGTTGAACCACTAGAAGGAGTCAGCTTTAACGATTTTTTTGAAACCGGTGTGCCTTTCTCCTTTATTGGTTTTCTCCCGTATATGCTATTTACAGCGTGAGACATGAAGTAGGGAATCTGAGAGTACAAATCTGGAGAAAAACTCTCCAAATCTTTTAGTCTAGGATCACTCATAATTGATATGAAATGACTCTTTAACTCATTTTCATTCTCGTCCCTTAGCCATTCAAGTTCCTCTACGGCTTTACTACCGAGCTGCTGACGCATTGTTTTTGCATTTTCCAAACCCTGAAGTTTTTTCAATTGGTCTGGAATATATGAATCACGCGATTTTCTGGCACTTTGAAGAGCTTTACGCACTTCGGCCTTAGTCATCGGGCGACCTTCTACAGTAGTTATTTCTTCGTCAGCAGAATATTCATCGGACTCAAACAACAAATCTTCAGCCCAACTAATAACATCATTCACCTCATCAGACTTCTTTTGGAGGTCTTCAATGGTTGATAAATCAGAAAGTGGGTTGTCTTTAACTTCTGGCTGCTTGATTGTTAGTTGCATAGTTTGCAACTCTTCTTCAGCAGCTTTCCGTCTTGCCGTAAGTTCACTAATACGTGACTGCGCGCCGGGAATGAGTTGCTGACGCAAAGCGTCTTTTTCCTCATCCGACAAACTGTCTAAATCAAACTGTGAAAGAACATTACCCTCAGTTGCTTGCTCTGGAACTTCTTCCTCACTAGCTTCCTCGGCCGATTCTTGAGACTCTTCTTCAGACTGTTGTCCTAGTAAAGCCTCACTACGTCTCTGAACAAAGTCAGACGCAGATATGTTTTGGTTGTCCACTGATTCTGGTTCAGCCTCAGCGACGGCTGTGTTGATTTCATCTTCCATAACTGTTTCCACTATTTACGCCTAGCGATTGCGTGGGAACATATTATCATGTATCAAATAAAATCTTTGTGTCTTTTTTGTAGTTTTTTCACGTCAACCATTTGTAATATCTGATCATAGGTTATTATCCTACCAGATATTTGCTGAAGCTGCTCTGTTGGAGCCTCGTGCATATCTCCTATGCACTCCTCACGCAAAGCTGATATTACATTTATAAAACGAGCAAAAGACTCGTGGTTGTGTAGCGACTGTATGTCTTTCTCTAAACTCACTGAGCCATGTTTTGGGTTTGAACTCCACCCATCTGGGCAGGTGCTGTACCAATTCTACCTATTTGTGCGTTCTCAGCTTGTTGCATAGAGAACTGATATTGGCCCATATACTTTTGCAAACGCTGCGAGAAAGCAGGATCAGTTTGCATACGTTGGGCAATATCTGGTTGCTGCAAATATTGCTGAATAATTTGCATAGCCGCTTGAGCACCGTTTGCACGTGCCGGCATCTCGATTCCCGCATAAATTTTAGATAAGTCATCTGTAATATCTTTGAGCATTTGCTGCTGTGCAGCTTCTACTGGTTGAAGAACACTATCAGCCAAAACCGGATCTACGCTTCCAGCAATTAGTGTTACTAAATTATCTACGTTTATTCTTCCATTCCTGTCCAACTGAAGCAGAGAAATCATAGAGTTTAGTTTGTTCTCCTGTTTTTCTGGGTCAGTGTTCTGAACATCATAGGAAATTGTTATATCAAAACTTTCATCTGGGCTTCCTTTGCTAAACATTTGAGGATCTGGAACACCAGTAACCTGAAAGAAAACACTGTCTGGGCCAAAACGCTGAAAGCATTTGTAGCACATTGCTATTACTTTAGAGCAATGAGTTAAAAATTTGTCTACCAAGAACTGCTGCCTTATCTGGCTAACTGGACCCTCGCGATCCAAACCAACAAGCCTGTCGGCCTGAGCCTCTTGGGTCTTCTCCATCTCAACTGATCCTTGGTTGTATACAGGAGTGGGACCAAACTCAAAGTCTCCTTTGCGGCGATATGGTATCATTCTACCAGGACCCCAATCTGTAGGAGCTTGACCAA